GTAACGCCGAGCAAGAGGCGACAGCCGCGCAATACGCAACTGCTCATCTTGCGGAATACCTGGGCTCTTTGGACGTTGCCTTACGTAGCGAGGCTTCTTCACAGGAGGCGTAGGGGTCGCGGTGATAAACTCGTGGCGGGTGATTTCTTTGACTACCCAGGAGCGAATGGTGCTTCGGCGCTTGGCGGGTGTAAACGCATCAGCAATAGACTGCAAGGTCCAACCAGCCTCGTGTAGATCTTGGACGCGGCTCCACAATTGATCCTTCACAAGCGTGGCAAGGAACTCTTGCTCGCTCTTTGGAAGATCGGGTGTATGCGCCATAGTGAAACTATATCATCTTCGAAGACGTTTATGTACAAATTGCGGTGATAAGATGATGTACAATTCGAAGAATCGGTACCTTAAGGTTAAGTACCTTGGACGTGAGAATGGGTAGTTGGTTGTTTTCGACAGTTCGTCAAGTGTCTCGAGCGTTTTTTCTATAACGAATATTTTTTCTATTTTGTGAGAAAATAAAAGAAGACCACCTGCTATGAGGTGGTCTTCCTTCTTTAAGAATTTATACGATTGGATTTACGTTTGGATCTCCAGCAAAGATAGCTAGGAATGTGTTAACATCAACTGACTTGTCAGTGACGTCCAATCCTTTGTCCTGTTGGAACTGATTGACTGACATCATGGTGAGTTCACCTAGCCAGCCATCACGATCTCCAACAACATCCTTGTAGCCAAGCTCTTCAAGGCGACGTTGAATATGATGAATGGTTAGAGACTTGCGCTCGAACTTATTCTCATATACACATTTGCTGAGAAGGACTTCATCCACATCGCCAGTAACTGCAGCGTTAGCTACAGGCATTGGCTCTTGTGGTTGTTCAACAGGAGCTGGTGTTGGTTCAGGCTGAGGCTCAGGCTCTGCAACAGGAGTAGGTTCTTCTACAACCGCAACAGGTACTTCCTCTACCGCAACCGCAACAGGCTCATCAGCTACCGCAGGGGTGTCGATGTTTTCAATATCTTCCATAGGCTTATTTTAATCCTAACCTTTTGTTGTTGACTTAGGGAATTGCTTTTCCCATTTGGTAATGAGATGCTCACCCGCAGTGCCATCGTAGGCATTGGGTCCTAAGCCCCATGAAGACCAGTCCGTACCGCCTTGTGTCATGTAGTGCACGACTTGAACGTTAGTAACTGGGTCGAATAGCTCGGTAGGCTTTAGCATACCGAACTTCTCATTAAATAGAGCAAGACGGTCTTTACCCAAGCTACCAATCATGTTAACTTGGAATATACCGTATGAGTTATCACCGGTACTTACCGTATTGTTGTGAGCCACTGGTCGGCCATTAGATTCTTTCATGGCGACAGCCCAGGCAGTCCGTAAGGCTTTGCCTTCGAATCCCACCGCAGACAAGAGCTCAATAAGCTCATCGTTGGTAAGAGTCTTTGCACCTCTGAACTTGTCCAGAGGGTCTATCACCTCTGCCGCTTTGGCTTTGGTTATAGGTGTGAATTGCACTTCGGTTGCGTTAGCAGCTACTGCAGCTACTCCCGCAACACCAATTGTTAGAGCCGTAATATAGGCTACGGTCGACATTGCTATGGCACGTGTTGTGATTTGCAACGCTAGTTCGCCTCCTTAGGTCGGGGATGGGACAACCCATTGATGTTCTAATGAGCTTCTTGCTACCGCTATGCTTCTCAGATTTATGTCTGTCCTCTACCGCTTGCATAGGGCCGGAGATAAGAAGGGATGACATTGTCGTTCCTTTCGTCTCTCCGTAGTAGGCTGTTTGCCTGGTGATAACTATACCATAGTTAAAATGAAACAGGCACCCGTAGGTGCCTGTCCCACTGTAATTTATGTTACTCCTTCATAGAGAGGAGTGCCAGCGTTACTGAGGCTAATCCCAAGGCCAAGAGGGTTTCCCCGCTCGTAGAGGTGATGAGCGCCAGAACGACGGTTAGTACCGCAAGGCTCATGGCGGACAAAGCTAGCCAAGCTACCTCGCGTAGATAGTTTAGTAGGTTACCCATTGGGTTACTTAGCCTTACGGGTTTTACCCTTAAGTCTATCGGAAGTGTTGCGGATAGGAGTCCCTGAGTCCGCGATGAGCTTACGAGCCTTACCGTATGTGATACCTAGCTCCTGAGCTACCTCTACTACTGATTTACCTGCTGTATAAAGTGATGCTGCTTGTACTGGTGTCGCTGTTGACATCGGTATTCCTTTCTTCGTTTCTTCATTTTATGTGCAGTTGTGTTAAGCTGGTAAGTGCACAATTACTTACCCGCTTCTGTAAGCAGATGGTACTGCTTAAGATTTAGTGGCCTTTTCAGGCTTAGGTGGAGTTTTGCCATGTACGTTACATAATGACTTTCCACCCCAGGCTCCGCGAGGTTTGATGTTGTCATCGCAGTCGGTGCCGTAGTTATGGAGATAGCATTGAACTCTTGGTTGTGTGTTTGGTAGTGCGTTGGTAAGAGCTACCAATGCTCGCTTGAACACAGTTGTTTTTACCTCAAGGACTCCGTTCTCATTGTGGCATGAAATACATAAGTACTCATTACGACGATGAGCTGGATCCCGCACAGCTTTAGGAGCTCCACACTTGTCGCAAGGTTGCGTCCATGCGACACCACGGATAAGTGTACGGTAGTCAGTAGCACACACAAGTATGTCATTGTGAGCGTAAAGCAAGACATCAGTCTCACCGCATAGTGGGCAGACCCCACGAACGTACTGTTGCTCACGCTGATTTGTTCCTTGCGTCATTTGTCCTCCACGTTAGGGTAGACTATAATCCTTCTACCTTTACTTGTAAACTTAATCTTTCTTTGGACCTACGACTCCAAGAAGAGTCTTCGGCTGGTTCTTGCGAAGTGCGCGAAGGTTTGCGAATTCTTCCTTTGCGATGTACTCCGTGTGGCGAGACATTACCCACAATGGGATAGCTCCACCAGCTACAAGGAATGAAGCCGCAAGGAACGAAGCAACACCTGGATAGATAAAGAATGTGTGAGCTGCGTACGGAATCCAAGCTAAAGCTAGGAGACGTAGAGCTACGGTGTAGCGACGGTACTTGTGTCCTCGGAAGTTACTGATTTTCATTTTGTGTCCTTTCGTCATTTAAGATAATTATATTGGGATAATCAGGAAAAGTAAACCTTAGCACCCGAATGCCTTTCGACATTCAGGTCCTAGGAAGAATGAACGGCTGGTTGGGTCTGTGAGCTCAGCGCCACACTTACCGCAGCAAGCATAGTGCTCACCGAAAAGGCGAGCGTACTTGTAAGGATGTGCGGCAATGATGTCAGCAACGATCTTTACATCAGCGGCAGGCATCTTGTCTCGGTTAAACCCACCAACTGAGCCAGTAAGGCGACGCATGAAAAGAACCTTCTCATACTCACGAACCTCAACGAAGAGCAGGTCACCCGTAAGAGGAGTGTCCTGGAGTGGAGCAATGTCTAGCTCATCAACGGGGACTGCATACTTAGACTTTGGGATACTACCCAAGGCGCGTTGAAGCTCAGATGTAGACTCCGCTAGCTTAGGCAAGCCAAGCAGCATAGAGATTACCGCAGAGGCTGAACGCTTAGTAATGGTGCTAAGCGCAGTGAAGCGGTCGTCGATAAATTGCTGGATGATTGGGTCACCCGTAGGCAAATCACGTGAGTCAAGCAGCTCGTTAATAAATGTAATCTGCTTATCACTTGCTGGAAATGTAGTACTCATGGACGAACTCCCCACCACTTAAGCCCACCAGTGTGAGCAACTGAACCTTCATAGGTAACCGCCCATGAACAAGCTTCATCATATGAGCGGCAGTCATGGAAGACTGGAGCCATACCGTAAAAGGTGTACATGTAGGTAACTGATGTACCGATTGGGTGCTTAACCGCTGTTGTCATCTTTACACCCAGTCCGCTCTGTGCGATTCGCACATGTTAGAAGGGTCTGTGTACAAAGCTGGCAGGTGATGCGCCTCTGCAAAGCATATGCCGCATTCAATTTCAAAGTTGATTTTTTGAGTCATTTTCGTCCCTTTCCGTGGTCGTTATAGTTAATTATAACAGGTAAATGGGGAAAATGGTACTACCTGACCTTAAATGTTCCCCCGCCACGGAAGCTAGGCATACGTTTAGCCGAATGGCTCTTAGCCTTAATGGTTCCACCAACGAAACCCGCAGGTGGTTTGATAAGGAGGGCAGTGAGGGCGTGGACCAGGGCGTCGACTCGGTCTGGGGATTTACCCTCGCCTGGAATCCAAGCGCACATCTGGGACTCGAGGTCGCCTAGATAGCCAACGTGGTGGACACGGTTCTGTTCGTAGGCAAGCGTGATTGGCTCAGCGCGTAGGGCTTTGCCGTACTTGGAATGGACCTCAAGGACCTTTACAGTTGGGTCAATTGTGTTAATGGCGTTGCGAACCAGCGCACCACCTTGGTTTACTTCGGCTACCACAGGGCAACCCCACTTGCGGGCCATTTGCACTACCTTGTTAGCCCAGACCTCTGGTGAACCGTGAATGGACGCGTCCTCAAGTACCCAGCTCTGTCGTTTGTATAAGTCTCGTTCACCGGTAGAAGCTACAACGACTATGCCGCATTCGTCTCTAGGATTCTCGGCTACTGATGGGTCAACGCCAATGCATCGCAAAGGAGTTCCCATTGGCAACTGCATCTCTCGACCGCGGTCGATGAGCTCCTGTGTCCAGAGAGCTCCTTCAACATCTGAAAGCATCTCACCGTAGAGCTCTTGTGCAGCTAAGCGAGTTCCTTCGTACACTCCAACGATTGCGTCGATGTAAGCTTGAGAAAGGTTTCCGCTGTTGTCTAGTGTAGAACCTTTTGTAATAACTACCTTGCCAGTCTTCTCAGCTTCAGCGATGAGCTGGTAAAGAAGCGGCACACGCTTAGGAGTTGTCGTAATCATAATTTTTGGATTCGCGCCAAGACGAGTACCAACGCGTAAGTTGTCAAAGGCTGTCATCCCAGCTGCGTCAGGAGTTTGTCGCCATGCAGCAACTTCATCTCCCCAAGCATGAGTGAACTGAGGTCCACGGAGAGAGTCTGGTTCATCAGCTGTGAAGCATGTTGCCGTATTGCCGTTGGGCCAAGTTAGTCTTCGCTTAGATGGTTCGTACAATGGACGTTCGCTTGGAGGAGTTACGTTAATAATTCCAGATTCACCCTCAACGATTACGTCACGTACGTCAGCAGCTGTACGAGCTACCAAAGCAAAACGGCGTTGGCCATTTGTTGTGTACTTAGCTTCTTCACGCACCCACTCTGCTGCCGTACGAGTCTTACCAGCTCCGCGACCGGCGATGTAAGCCCAGATGTTCCAATCACCTGGCGGAGCTTGTTGCTCAGGGCGTCCCCACACTGACCAGTCCCAAAGGAGATTATCTGGGTCGAAACCCGCAAGGATTTCATTACGCTGCTCCTCAGGGAGATGCGCGAGCTGTTCCATTAGACTTTTAGCCATGTGTACTATAGTACATTAAAAAGAAAGAAGCTAGACGGTTAAGTCTAGCTTCTCTCCCCAGAAAGGCGTCTCTAGCAGATGGATTGGAGTACATCCGCGAGACCCTCAGCCGAGGAAATGCAATAACCTGGCTGAGTAGGCTAATTATATCATGAAAAAATCATAACTTCGTCATGAATCTTTGAGACTACGCTTGCCCAGATAGCTGGAGTATGGTCGAACGGTTGATAACCACCAGCTCCCCCGATGAGTACACGACCTTCCGAATAGGCAGAAGCAATACGACCGACTGTCGCAGCTGCATCTTCATATCCAGGATAGTCAAATTGTAAAGTAGATAGTGGATCTGACTTATGTGCGTCAGCTCCTGTAGCTACTAAAACAACATCTGGCTTTACCGTATCAGCAAGTTGTTCGATTTCTCCCATAGCTCTACGAAACTCATCATCACCGCTTGCTGGATCTAATGCCCAGTTATAAACTCCTAGCTCAGGGAAGTGTCCCTTTAGCCCAGTGCCTGGGAAGATAACAGAATCGTGAATGCTGCAGGTAACCAAATCGGCAGAGCCTGACAGTAAATTCTCAACGCCATCACCGTGATGCGCGTCCCAGTCAATGTACATAACTTTCATACCGTTCTTCTGGAATTCACGTGCAGCCCAAGCCATATCGTTGAATACGCAGAAACCAGATGAGTGGTCGTATTGCGCATGGTGCTTAGCTCCCTGAGGATTAAAGCCAACCTTCAGCTCGCCAGCTAACATCTTCTCAGTGAGACGAACAGTTCCCGCAAACATATGAAGAGCTACTTGTCCCATGTGCTTATTATCTGGGTACCATTGCCCACCTTTACCGCGGTCAATAACATCAGATACATATTTCATATCGTGAATAGACTCAACCCGTTCTCTGTCTCCAGCTTGAATATCTGGTTTTACAAGAACGATGTCTCTGTCTTCAGCAATAAGCTCCGTAGCGTATTTAGCTCTGACTGGATTAGTTGGGTGTGAGCTATCTGGCCCACCGAGCTTCCAGTCTAAGTAGATGTCGTCGTAGGCGACATGCAGTTTATTTTTCATTTGTAGTTGTGTCCTTAATATGTAGGTAGTCAACAAAATCGTTGTTGAGTAATACTGCGTTAGATCTCTTGTCCCGCATCAACTGAATCGCATCAGCAGAAGAGTATCCTTCAAGCATGAGGGCAAGACCCATCGTTAAGCTAGAACGGTTAATCCCAGCTTGACAACGAATCAATACTCGCTTGCCAGATTTCCAAGCGGCGTGTGCAAATGCAGCTGCCTCATGAAGTGAAGCGTAATCCGCATTGCCCTCAAGACCTGAGTCGTAAAAGCCATAACGAAGTTCTTGCACAAACCAGTCAACTGGATTTGCCCAAGCGTAAAGAGTTACTACCGTATCGAAATCATCTTTAGTGATAGCACGAGATGTATGAATGTTTGCTGCATCCTCAATCGTGTCATCATCATCTGTTCCACCAAGAAATAATCCTGGAAGTATCTCACTCCATAGGGGGAAGTCCCAGTCAATATCGTGTACTGGTGCGTATGAAGCATTAGTCATTACTACCCTCCGGTCATCTCTAACCAGCACTTAGGATGTATGCCAGAAATCATTTGTTCACGAATTGCAATGTCCATGTCTGGGAAAGCCTCTTGAATCAGCTTACCGAAATTCCACTCAAGGAATCCAATAGCTGGAACTTCGACAACTCCCTGCTCACCGCACATTCCGCATGCAGGAGTAGTGACTATGTAGGTTTCTTTTGATAGATCTGTAGACATTTTCTTGTCCTTTCGTCGTTTGATAGGTCTATTATATCAGGTAATGTTACCCGCAAGTACCATTACTCTTCTTGTATGTACGTATGAATCTCTCCACCGGAGTAGATGTCATGTTTGCAAGCAGCTTCAATAGCTCTCCGCAATACTTTCTCGGCAGCCTCCGGTGTCTTAACCCTTTGGAAGTTAAGAGCTTCAAGAGCTCCAAGAGCTATATCGCCACCACTCCCTGAGTAGTAAACGTTCCTAGCTTCTCTGTCCCAACTGTAGTCATTAAAGATAGGATAGATGACTCCGCGTACTGAAACTATTAAGTTAGAATCGTGCCAAGCTGCATCACCGTCTTCTTTACCTTCGAACCCAGCATCAACGAAAGCTTTGCGAAGTGACGGTATGAATTTTTTTGTCATAAAAACGTCAAGGTCTTCGCTACGGGTTGGAGTAGGAGGTTTCCAACCGAACTGCGCAATGTTTCCACCACGCGATGCACCAGACACAGCAATGAGAACTCCATTGTTGTCTACGATTTTATGAGTCGCAAGGTCCATGAAGCGACCGTCCTCATCAGATGCTCGTGAATCACAGCCGATGACTGACCAGCCATCACCTTGAATTGCCGCAAGCGTAGTCATGGTTCTCCCCTAGATGTGTCCAAGCGCCTAGGAAAACTGTATCCTAAGCGCCCGGACTACGTCTATTTAGACGAGATCTATAATTGCGATTGGCACTGTCACATTGGCAGAGTCAACCGCGCCTGTTGTTGGGTTTACCCTTGCGAATCTACCCATAGGTGTCTCAAGTCGAACAGTAACCTTTGTACGGTTCTTCCCTGAGATTGTGGCGTACTGCCCAACCATGTAACGAGTTCCTGTGGACTCATTGAAACGTACACGCGCACCAATGTTGTAGTCATTGATGGTTAGTGCCGCACGTGCCTTTGGGGTACGTAAAGCAATGGCGTCCTTAATCTTGCCAAGGTCTGAGTCCATTGAACCAGAGTTGATGGCGTCAAGAATGTCCTGAATGTTCATCCTACTTCCTTTCGTCGTTAGGATAATTATATCAGGTTTATCCGTCAACCTCTGCTCTAAAGTACTGGATTCCATCAGCCTTTTGTGCTTCGTCCTCTACCCATGGCAGGCGTGTTCGACTGAGGTCGAGGAGGCTGTTGGTGAAAGCTACCGCAGTCTTCTTGGCAGCGCCAAGAGAAGTGTGAGCTGCATGACGAGACTCACCGGTGGCGAGGTCCTTTACGGTTACAAGCCAAGCTGCCTGTGGAGCTTTGTTCTTTAACAATGTAGCTACTACGCTCATTGGTTTTCCTTCCTAGTTAGTGTCATTGGGGTCGAACCATCCATCACGTGAATTAGCTTCGCCGCATGCGGAACAAGTCCAGTACGCATACCACTCTGTGATTCCGTGAGAATACTCTTGTTCTACTGTAACGCTTTGCTCAAAGCGGCAAGGGTCATTGCCGCACTCTAGCTCCATGTCTCCTTCAGTTGAAGTTGACAGCGCTACTGGATCTCCCGCGTAGTACGAGTCACTCATGAGAGAGACAGCGCATCACAGATAGGCAATGCATGTTGTCGCCATTGCTGGATAACTCTGTCTACAGACTCGGCGTAGCCAACCTGCTCCTTCATAACAAGCATCACCGCGTAGTCTGTTAGCGAAGTGTTTTTAGCTATCATGCAGTCGTCGATTTGGCGAGAGCAGTAGTCGCAGTATTCACCCACTACAGAGCCTCCGCATGAGCTGGCTTCGATGCACGAAACTTAACAAGGAGGTCTGAAACTTCATGAGCTGCCTCATGCATGCCAAGGTTCTCGTACGTAGCTTTCTGCTTGCCAAGAGCGGCAAGGATAATTATTAAATCAGCATTATCAATTTTAATGTTGTATTCCATCGTGCGTCCTTTCGTCATTGAGTAAATTATATCAGGCTAGGTAAGCTTTTGGTCCAGTTCAACGAAGCTAATCGCCCACTTAGTAAGAGCTGCCTCGCTACGATTCTTGTGATGACCGCAGAGGTAGATCTCTCCGTTAGCTCCAGTAATCTTCCATACAGCGCGAGCAACACGGCACGAGTCGCATTCGACCCAGCTGGAAAAAGTTTCTTTCGCTTCTTGTTCGAGCTGGACTTCTTCTTCCACAATCGACTCCATGACTCTCCTTTGTTAGAACGAAACTATCATACTTACAGAGAGAAGACCAGAGCAGCGAACTGCCCTGGCCTCTCCGCGTTAAGCTGAGTAAGCGATTGTGTAACCTTTGTCGAGCTTTGATTGGATCTTATCCATCGCTGCCCAACGTGCTCCTTGTGCGCTTGAAAACGTTTTTACCTGACGTTGGCGACTTGGCTTCTCTGCCATTCCCCACACTGCGGTAAACGAATTTCCATCAACTGAAAGTTCGTAAACTTTCTTCTTTCCTAAAGCTCCGCGTGTTCCATCGGATACTTTTACTAGGCACCATTTTGTCTGCACTTTGTGTCCTTCCGTCGTTTTCACCGGTTGTGGTGATAAGCTAATTATATCAGGTAAATCAGGAAGATAGTGCCATACCCACCAGTAACTTAGCTAAAGGTACCCTACTGGTGAGTAGGGTACCTTCAACTATGTACTTAGTATGTATCTGGGAGAGTTTCCTTTAGCTCATCAAACTCACCGCTGAGGATTCTGTTTTGGACTTCTTCATCTGTGATGAGACCATAAGCCCAGAAAGTACTTTCTTTATTTAGGATATCTTGGAGGAAGTATAGGTATCTTTCTTCATCTTCATCCACTGATTCTGGGGATAGGTACTCGATACCATCAATCTCTTCATAGCCACCGATATCTAGGTGGTGGTAAGTATTATCTGGGTACCGAAGGAGGAACCCTTGACCATCATGCATTGCTATTACTACTGCTGTGTCTTGGGGTAGAGAAGGGTGCCAATACTGAATTGTGCCATCAAATTCCTTGATGCCACCCTCAACTCGGTCTTCATCATTGATTCCTGCAAAGCCTATGTTGCTGTAGATCTCTGAGAATGGTTTTCCTGGGACATCTTTGAATACTTGGTTAAAGATTTCTGAGGGTGTTTGTTGATTCAACATTAGAGGTTCCAATCATTAGTAGTTGTTGTTAGTACTATTATATCATATATTTAATATAATAGTTAACAACTACTCATCATCCCAGAGCTCAGACCGGAGTGCCTCTTCATATAGATCGCCTCGGTAGGAATTAGAACCGAATGAGATGTCCTCTTCCATGAGCTTGTTCAGGGACAGGACTGCGGTATGACCCTCAGCCTCGAACATGATGACCAGCTTCATATCAGATTCGTTTGCGTCATCAACTACCGCAACCTTGAAGGGTAGCCCAGCTACTCCGTTGCGATGATAGTCCGCGTCGACTATCTGAAGTTTGTTTGGATCCAAGCTCATTTCTTTTCTTTCCTCTCAGGTCTGCGGTCTGATATCTCGTGAACCAGGACGTCTTTTCCATGTTTGTGAAGCCACGCCTTAGCGACGTCTTCATTCACGAACTGACCAAGCCACTTGCCATCAGCATCGTACACATTTACAAGTTCGTACAGTGGGTTACTCATTGTTTGGTCGATTCTCTCTTTTAATAACTTTGTAAGCTTTGCTCTGTCCAGTCTTAGTTTCCTTGTAACCGTACCGAGTAAATCTAAACTGTATCGCGCCATGGGTAATACCCAGAAGCTTTGCAAGACGGTAGACGCTCACACCTTGCTGAGTATGAGCTTCCCAGAGGAGAGCGGTATACTCCTCAGCTTCAGCTCTTCCTTTTGTGTGGTCCCACCGAATCGATTGTGCGATTGGCTGTAGCTCTTTTAGTCGAGCAAGAGTTTCTGGCTTCGGTTCTGTATGCTCCGCTCCGGAGTACACTATAACTTCTTCAGTCGGTAACTCTGGAACTGGATAGCTTCCTGGAGCTTGCTGCACTAGGTACACCAACTCGGGGATAGCTTGAGTTTCAAGTTGTCGCACCCGCTCGCGTGTAACTCCTAATGAGTCTCCCACAGCTTGAAGCGTCCAGCCTTTAGCTCGAAGAGCGTAGATGTAAGCCGCACGTAGTTCTCTTTCCTTCGCAGGAATAAGACCGAGCGCAGTAGCAACTACGCTAGGTAGTGTGAGATGCTGACGCTGCTGCACCAAAGATTTCTTGTAGATTCTTTTCATTAGTTATGATTCAAGAAATCTTCAAGTGCCTGGTCGATAGCGTCCTTCACTAATTCGGAAAGCTTTGCCAGCTCTTCGAAAGAGAATGTTCGCTCTGTCATTTCTTCGAGGTCCTCAACTGAGAGACTTGAAACGTAAACCATTTTGCTTTTACTCACGGTAGTCCTTTCGTCGTTTGTTGGTTAATTATAACATGTTACACTAGAAAATGTACACGTATTTGGTGCTCGACAGTAGCGAGTGCGATAGGCGACTCTCCGCCTACATGCCAATGATACATTTCATCGAGTTCAGGCGTCCCATCTTCGTAACGCTTCCAGTCATAGATAGTTGCGACAGTTCCGTCGTCAAACTTAAGACACCATTCAGTGGTTACCTTGTCGCCTTCACCGTAGTACTCAGGTTCGCCGAATACTTCGACGAGCTTACGCAGAGTAGTCTCTGTGTACCCTTGAAGGGAAGTCCCTACGGATGCTTCAAGATCTTTTGTAAACTTCATTGTGTTTCCTTTCGTCGTTGTAAGTTAATTATATCATATAGGTATGACAAGTAAGGGCGCCTTTCGGCGCCCCTACCTGCTTCAGTCTTCTATGTCTTGGATTGACTCGTTTAGAAGCTCTGTGAACTTTGTGCGGAACTCTTCGACTGCGGTATGAATTACAGCCTCGATGTCGAGAGACTTTAGGAAGTCTTCGATTTCAACTTCGCCTGCGAGGCTGAACATTTCTTCCTTAACGAGGAACTTTAGCTCACCATTAACGTCGCGGTCTGCGGCGTCGATAATCTGCTGCACTGCGTTCTCACCGAGCGAGAGGCTGTTTGTCATGTTGGTCATTTGGATCTCCAATCCGTAGGTGTTGTTAGGTTAATTATATCATGGTTTTTAATAAATGCCTACGCGAAACGCGCGGCATGCAGAGCAGAGGCCGCGCGATGCGAGCGACGAGCGTTTATGAAACGTAGTCGTTTATAAAGTTTTGAGTTTCAGTAGGCAATTCGTTAAGATGACAAGAAAAGTTAGCGTCGTTAAGATATACGAGTGTTGAGAAAGGCGTAAGCGAGTCGTGGCAGTTTTCGCAGGTTTCGTTGATAGTAGTTTGGTCAGAGTAGTAGACGGTAATTTGAGCTGGGAAGAGGTCGCAGACGCAGTTGTCGGCGCAGTAGTTTTCGTAGATGTCGGCAAAGTCAAGTTCGAAAGTAAATACAGGTTTTGACGAGAGAGAAGCGTTAAGGGTTTTTTCGATATATTTCATGATGAAAATCTCCAATTCGTTAGTTTGTAATATGTTTATTATATCATGTTTATAATAAAATAAATACGAAAGGCCCAGCGTGAGCTGGGCCAGTCGCGGCAGGTTAGAGGGCTGCGATAAAGTCGCGGAGAGCTTGTGGCTGATGTGACAGGCAGTTAGTCATGATGGACTGGACAGGCGAGTCGTCGAGGAACGAAATTGACGGCAAGGTTTTTTTGTTGCAGTCGTCGAATTCGCAGTCGTAGTCAGTGTCAGTGAAGTTGATTTGGACGTTATAGACGTCGTTGTTTTCGGCAGCGTCGAGGTCGTTGAAAAGCATTGGGTCGATTTCAAGAACGAGTGCGTCAGCGGTTTTTTCGATGATTTTGATTTGTGCGGACATGATGTCTCCAGTCGTTATATTAACGTATTCGTTAATAAATGAATTATATCATGTTTATAATAAAAATATTACGAAAAGCCAGAGCGTTTTCGCGCCCTGGCCTCTCGCAACGACTTACTTTATTTCGCCATCTTCGTAATCTGGAAAAATCTCTGAGAGACTTTGGTAGAATTTTTCAGAAGGTGAAGCGGTAAGCTTAATTGTTGGCCAGCTATTCGCGCCGTTCGCGCTTTCCAAAATCTGAACTGAAATTACTCCATCAATTCCTAGGAGATTTTCAACTGTTTGGTCTAGGCTGATCTCTTCAGTAACCACATCGAATTCATACATCTTCATCTTAAGCTCCAATCAACTTATAACGTAATTCGTTATAAGTTAATTATATCATGTTTTCAGGAGCAAAGCCGGTACTTAGCCGCTTTTCTAGCTCCTGCATCTTTTCAACGACTGCAATGTCCCAGTTAACATCTGTCCGGCACTTCGGGCAGTACTCTGGCCAGAAGTCATCAGGAGTAGATGTGTCGATGATGACGGTAGACTCGCCGCAGAAGAGCTCGGGACTTTGATCTCTAAAAAGAAACCAGTTAAGACGCTGGTCCTTTGTTAAAGAGTTCCACGGACGCCCTGGACCTTTACAGTCAAGAGTCATAAGGACCGGCAGCTCGCCGTTCACTGCACGAGCTCCACATCTGGGAACCAGCGGCATATTGTTTGAATGAGGTGGTCATAATCGCCAGCCGTCATCTCTTCAGTGAAGGCCGCAATCTCATCGTGGCGACCTAGCTTCTTTAGCTCGCGCTGCCCTGCCGCAATGATGGCAAACGCGTTGCCGTCTGAAATCTGTACTGCCATGTTGTCCTCCGTCGTTTGAATGTTAGGACGCGGCAGGAGCTGGGATTGTTTCGTGCCTTCTGCAGAAGGTGGTTGTTTGGCCACCAGTCTATCCCTGCCGCGTTGGTTTAATTATATCAGGTTACTCTGTCTCGATGTACACGGTCGTCCCGTGTTTCGTGATGATGTCCTCGAACTTGTCTCCTTCAATGGATTCAAGCTCGATGCCTTCCGGCAAGTCTGATTCCTTGAGTACGAATACGTAGTCCGCATCCGAGCCAACCCACCAGTCACCGTTAGGTGACGCGTACCACACTCTTTCCGTAGCCATGGTTAACCCACCTGGAACGCATCGCAATAGCGACATTGGTACCAGTCGCCAAGCTTTGAGTCTTCTACGTACTCGTGGATGTAGTCGTGCTGGTCATCGGTAGCGCAGAAGATATCATCACCGCGCCGTATAAAGCTACGTGCCTTTGTTTGCATGGTCGTCCTTTCGTCGTTTAGGTGTTCAAGGGCCGCGGTGATACTTCGGCCAATCTTGCCAGAGGTCTCTTGCGAGACGTGGACTCGGGCGTCGCATGTTCCGCCTAGTTTAACTAGTGGCTAGCACCCTTGAACGAGTTAATTATATCAGGTTGTACTGCTTTTGGACCACATCTGTGACCGAACGGTAAGCCTTGTCCAGCTTGGACTGGATGGTTGCCCATAGGGAGTCGTATGTTCCACCTTCTGAGAGGGACTGAGTCCACTTAGACGCCACCGCAACCGTTGCTGCTGATGTTCCAAGCACAAGGGTGTTTGACCCATCAAGCAAAGTCGTGTTGTGACGACCTAAAGCGTAGAGATCTAGGTCCGCGCCACCGTTAGAGTTTGGCATGATTGGATACACCCAACCGGTGACTGCACGAATCGTGTAGCGCGTATCCGTTGCTCCTACCGTAATTGCTTCTGGTATACATGCCGGATAGTCAACTTTGATTTGGTTCGAACGGTTGCCCGCTGCTGTGAACACACCAATGTTGCTTGCCTTAAGCTCTACAATACGAGACTGCAGTGGAGTTTCAATAGGGCATGCCGCTTCTTTGTACGCCCGTCCCATTGAGATAGAGACTGCACCGACGTTTAGTCGAGCTGAGTTAGCCGCAACCCAATCAAGAGCAAGCTGCACCGCTTTGGTTGTGTACGTATTGGCGAAGCCTTTGTCCGACTTGCCGATGATACGAATCAACACGAATCTGGCAGAAGGGTTGACCGCGTTAGCTACCGACGCCATCTGCGTGCCGTGATTAAACGTCCTGTCCTTAGCTCCGTCCGTTGCCGCTAGTGCTGCTGCACCTGGGCCAGTCATTGATGCTTGCCCGTTAGGACACTTGCCGTGCTCAATAAAGCATGCCTCATCAATTACCTTGCCCGCAAAGAACGGGAGCTGCGTGTTGAATCCGGAGTCAATGATGACTAGAGTCTTTGGTTGCGTTGCCTGCGCTGATGGAGTCAGCCCTGCCGCAAGAGCAAGAATGATTCCGGTGATTGCTAGTTTGGTTTTCATGTTCGTCCTTTGTTTGTCGTTTGTCATTAAGTTAGCTCCGGTGCAGGTATGCTTTGACGGAAGAGTTCCCGCACCGGAATGTTGTTAGGCCGCGTTCCTGCGACCAATCTTTGATAGAGCTTCCGCAGCTGCCTGACCGATAGTCACTGCTGCATCTGTTGGGTCCTGAACCTTTGCAAGAACTACTGCTGATGTTCCTGAAGTGATTCTGTCTGCGTATCCACTGCGCTCGTACTTGTCGAACGGTAGCCACAGAACTGCAACACCTGCCTTGTCACATTCACGCACCCACTTTTTCGCATGGTCACGCTCTGCATCTGTGTAGCAACCATCGCTCACAACTACAAGTAGTCGAGCGCCAGTGCCATGTAGAAGATTAAGTCCACCATCAAGAGCCTTGAATGCTTTGTCGAACTTTTCAGTTCCATCAGGCGCAGTATAGACGTTAACCTTGTCAAGGTGCTGACCTGGCTTGAGTGTAGGGAATACATCTTCGCCATAGTAGACCATAGCAGTCTGCGCTTGAACACGTCGACCTGCTTCAGACATCGCCCATGCAGTAACTGCCATGGGATTCATCGCAGAAGACATTGAGCCTGAGATGTCTACCATCACACCAATCTTGAGTGTTGGGTCATCTGTGTGCTTGCGAACTGTACGCTTCCAAGGTTCTGCATGCTGCATTGAACCTTGAGCGCGATATGCAGCTTCCTGCACAATCGAACGAGTGCGGAGACGTCCTGGTGGAAGAATACTAGAGATCTCGTGTTCATCGCGCTCACGATACTTCGCACGTTCTAAGAGATTCGCAATCTTGACTGCTGCTGCACGCTCAGAAGGTAGTGGCTCACGAATCTCAGCAAGACGTGAACGACTGCCTGCAGTGACTCCCATCTCGGAAGTAGTCTTGCCAAAGACATCATTCGCAACCTTCTTGTGGTCCTTCTGCTGACTTGCAGCTTGGGAACGCATGTCGACAACCTTCTGCCAATCTTCCTTCTGCTCCTGGTTCTCGACTTCATCACCAACAGCAATTGCAACGTCACCTGCAGCTTCATCAAGAGCTTCCTTAATGTCTTCGATGATGCCATCAACAATGACAAGAATCTCTGACCCAGGTCCTCCTGGAGTTGGCTTCTCTGGTTCACCACGCTCGACAGCAAGGTCTGCAAGAAGCTTTTCCCACTCGCGAGCAAGTTCGTAGAGGTTGCGTGGGTCTGTGTGATTGTCATGCGCTTGGAAGCGAATCCATATATCACGAAGACTTGCGTAGACTTCATCGCCAAGAAAGTCGACGATGATAGCTTTGATCTCTGCAACATCTGCATTGTCAAGTGAGCCTGCATCTGCACGAGCGCAAGTAAGAGCTGCGAGTCCTGCGACTGCACGCACGCCATGAGACAAGTGCTCATCTGCAGATGCGTTGATGTCATGTAGAACGATTTCCAACGCGCAAGCGCGAAGGAAGACTCTGTTAGCTGGGAAGTTCACAACACCATGATGTTCGATGCGTGATTCCTCGAGAGACATAAGGGCTCTGTACTCATTCATTGAAAGTTCTTCAAGAGCCTTCTCAAGATTAAAGCGCGAGTAGCGAGCATGGAGTGCCTCATGGAAGATAGCGCCTGCAGCCTTCGGCCAATCGAAAAGTGTGTCGCGCTTGCTTAGGTCACCAATAGTCTCTGGTGAAGTGCCTGTGCCGAATGCAATATCAACATTGACCTCGACTTCAGCCACAGGTGGGTTGAAGCAAGCTGGGGTTGGTCCTCCAGCTCCGGGTCCTACGTATGCAACGATGTCTGAGCGTCCTG